ATAAGCATAGTCTGAGCCGGATCCAAATGCAAACGACTCTGTTTCTCCCCCATCAACCCTTGGCAAAGCAGATACAGTAGTTACGTCTCTATCTAAAGAAATTGCAGAGTTTGATGATGCTGTAATTCTTCCGCTAAAAGCAACTCCTGTATCACTTTCATTTTGTACATTTACAATGTCTCCTGGACTTAAAAAAGAAGCATTTATAGAAGTTTTAAAACTAATAAGTTCTGTTTGGTTTACAGAAGTCCATGCCTTCCATCTCCCAAATCTAATAGCTTGCCCTTCGGAAGTGCAACCAAATGCAGTAGCTTTCATAGGAATAATGTGTCCTACTTTAAGTATATTCTCTCTGTCCTCTATAACTAGAGGCTCTGGCTTATACGCGGCAGCAGGATTATTCCATACAACGGTATATTGATTAGACCTAGTTCTTCCCGCAGATGTTTGGCTCGACAAGCTACCCTCAATAATATTTGCTTCAGAAAAGTTGTAAATAGGAGTAGCAGGAGCATCATGAACAGTATATATTTCTCCGTCTAGCCAATATAAAATGCCCCTAAATATAGTTGCCATATCTTTAAGAACTTTATAAGCTGCGGTAGCTTTTGTTAAGTAAAGATTAGCCGTAAATCTCGGTTCTGTGCCTCCGTTTACCGCAGGCACTAGTTCATCGCAATATTTTGCAATTTTATACAGTTGAAATTTATTTATTTCAGCAGCTCGTATATAATTTCCTAGACCGTATCTATTATTTACCAGTATATCATAAAATATCCACGCAGGATTATCAGTATAGTATTTATCTTTTACAAGATTGCTTGCATTAGTTGTAGTTCCTTCATCACTAAACTCCCCGTTCCATATACCTGTATAAGTTGCAACGCCTGTTGGTGAAAGATGTCTAGGAACATAATTAGAAGGGATTTGTACTCGTAGACCTCTCGCTAAATAAGCTCTTTTAGGAGGATTAGGAAAACTTTTTGAGCTGAAGTTTACAGAAGCTACGGCTGAATGAGGGTAAGAAAGCTTTTCATTGATTGTACAAATGATTTGAGCTATATTTACAGAATTCATAACTACGGCTAAATCATTTGAAGCAGTTGGGCCACGTACTAAATAGTTTCCCTGTTGCTTAGTATCAACTAGAGAAGTCATACTTTGACCGTCTGGAGTTAAACGAGTAATACGAAGTCTCAAGTCTCTTAAAGTTAGGTGGGTTTGAATAGGAATAGTACAAGTATATGCAACAGCAGTTTTCTTTATACCAAATTTTTTCCAGTATGAAAAAGTTCCACCATCTAATTCTTCCCAATCTGTAGGATTTGCTCCTCCAGTCTGTGATCCTTCCACCTTAATATTAAATGCTGCCCCATCTGCTCTATCCTGCCCTTCATTATTTGTGGCAAAATGTCCCCCACGAAACTCGAACTGAATTTTTATTTCGTCTATTTCATTTATTTGAGCTCCAGATACTGTATTACTAAGAACTATAGTTTTTTGTACCATTCCTGCAGAAATACCAGAAGTTATATCAGAATCAGAAGGGTAGTTTGCACCCACACTCGTAGGGTACGGATTTGTACTGTCAAACACTTCTATATCGTTTGCACTCAGAGTTAGAGGAAAACTTGAAACTCCTTCCCCTGAAAGCTGATATAAAGGTTGTTGATGTAGCTCCCCCACACGAAACTCTAGAGAAGAGCCTGGGTACTTCTTATTTTTATCAGGACTATTTACAGATACTTCTGTTGTTGAAGCAGTATTCTGCTCATCGCTAAGAGAGAACTTTTTAGTTGAAATTGTAAGTAAATTACTTTGAGAAGGAATAAAAATGCTCTTCTTTCCCGTGCTAGAGTCTGCTTTTATTTCTGCCTTAAAAATTCTATCTATGGAAATATCGGCATAAACTTCATTAGAACCCGCTTGAAAAATATCAGCTTCTACTAAGTTTATATTGAACGTAAAAAGTTTAAGTCTTGCTCTTTTTGCTGCACCGCTACTATCCACGGTTGAAAAGTCGTTTCCATATAGCTCAACTATACAGCCTTCTACTTCGGCTCCGCTATCTGTTCGTACTCTTACATTGCATTTCAAATTTTGGTTATTATTTATCTGATGGTTTGTAGGAGATTTTTGAGACTGTACAAAAAAGTCGACTTCTTGATCCGAGTCATTTACTGCTGTGACAAGCATATCAGACCACTCACCAGATCTAAAATCTTCTCCTGATCGGTTGTCTTCATTATAAACAAAGGCTTTTTCTATTTTTACTCTGCTTGTCGCTACTGAGTGAACTCTTAACCAACGATATGCTTGTCGTGTAAAAGTTTCATCTAAGTTATCAAAAAATGCTGCGGTTCCTCCTTTGTCAGTATGAGTACAAGTAACGGGATCTCCATTACTAGAAGCTGCGGGAACACTAATAAGAGAAGGCTCACCGTAGCTTTCCGTGGGAAGGGGAGCTTCTACAAAAGGGCTATGAAAGACGGATCTTTGCTTGTCTTCTAAAGGATCGCCTTCTAGATATACCGAACCTTCTCCATGAACAAGACCTTCTATCGGTCCTTCAGAGATTAGATCAGTTATAGTAACTTCTTGAATGTCAGAGCCGAGAAGCCCCCGATCCTGCAACAGGCTCTCCTGTGAGCCAGTAGCTTGTGCAATCTGCTCTGCTGTTATAAACGCCATAATTAACCTCCTGCCGCTTCAGAGGGCTTTCGAATAATATTACCTCTCTCATCGGGGATACTTGCATACGTTCCCCTAGAGTTTTGTACGGATTCTTCGGTTGTTCCTTTATTTACTAGATCAAAAGTAATTGGTTGCCCAGGTACTCTCAACTCTCCATATAATATAGGTACCGGAAAGCCTTCAACAGCAGTTTGTTCTGCGCCTTGAAAAAGGTATCCATTTGTGTTTTCTGCACTATTATCGGTATCTGGGTCAGGCATCATCATTTCTGCAATTCCCATAGCTGCCATACTTAAACCTGCTACAATCGCAGCTTTTGCTAGCCAGGCTGGCATACTCCAAGGAGCAATAATCCCGATAACTACCATAATTACACCCAGGATTACTTTCCCTATACCTTTTGAACCAACAGGAACAGGAGTAATAATTATATCACCTTTATCCAAAGGCAAAAGAAGCTCCTTATCATCCGTAACATACTCATTTGCAATTTTTACTGTAAATCCTATGTTTCTATCTCCTGAATCAACAAAGTATTTTTTTACCCCTTCAAAGTTTGCGTCAAGAAACTGCATAACCTCAGCTACACTCTCCGCACAGACATCAAACACCTGTCCATACTTGTCACCTAGCTCTCCTCCTAAATATACTTTACGCAACATAACGATAAGCTCCTTCTAAATATTGATACCAAAAAGGGTATAAACTTTCTCTGCACGACAGTCTATTAACTGCATGATGATAAAAAATATCATTTCCAATATAAACTCCGCAATGGTTATTTACAATTTCTTGCACTCTAAAAATGAGCACATCATTTTCCTGTATTTTGTCTAAGTCTACAGGCTGTCCTCCCCAGCTTTTAATTACTTCTGGGGAGAAATAATCTAGTCCTTTATCATACCAGTCATCTTCGAAAAGAGCCCGAGGAGGAATGGTTATATTTTTTGTTATGAGATAGTCCCTCATAGCTTCAAAACAATCAACAGTACCAAATTTATACTCTCTTCCATAAAGATCTGTGTAATTATTTTTTGGTTGTAAAACTTTTAACTCCATTTCTGGGTAACTAAAAATGTAATAAGGTATCCCTAAAACATTACATTGTTGTATGTCTGTTTCTCCTGGCTCAGGAGATGCATCTATATGATTATGAACTATACCTATTATATCGCTTGTTAACATTATTTTTATGTACTCATCTGAGTCCATAACAAAATCATCATTATTATTTGCAATATTTTTAACAGGAAACCATTGCTTTTTACCCTTTACAACTGCGAGAACCCCACACCCTTCTCTTGGGTACTCTTTTTTAAAATGTTGCTCTATTTCTTCATATAACTGCATTATCTAAACTTTCTACTTCCTGGAAAGCCTCCAAAAGGGAGTGGAGTAGTAGTAGTAACATCAACACTTGGAATTGTATTCTGACGAAGACCAGCATTTTCTTTTCTTTTAAACTGGTATCTTTGTCTACACGACTTTAAAGATTTTCCGCATATATCAGCTCTTGCCCATTGACTTGTCGTAGTGGAGGGAGGAATTGCAGTACTTGTAATAATAGATCTAAATACAGTAGTGGTATCTTGAAAATCAAAAGTTGTATCATTTTTTTGTAGTGCGTTTGAAACAGGATGAACTACATAATC